ATTAGAAATGCTGCTACCTTGGTTATTAATGGAGAAGAAGTTGCTTCTTTAACTATAGAAACAGATAATTTAGTTTTACCAGAAGAACTTGATGAGTCAAACAAAAGTCAAGATTGGCTAGGGTTTTATTCTTATTTAGATATCAATCCAATAGATGTTGACTGTGTTGCTATATATTCGTATCAAGTTCCTATAAATGTTGCAAAAAGAAGATGGGTCTATGGTCAAGGCGTAATATCTCCAGAAGGTATAAACTCAGCATATGGAGGTACTGCAGCGTTTATTGATTATTCTTTTGCAGACTATACCGCCAACTATTCTTACCCAGATTTTGCTGAATGGCAGCAAGGATCTTTTGACAATCTAGCAACAACCTCTAAAGTATTAAGAACACCAGAATATGTTTTACCAGAAATATATCTATCAGACAAAACTTTAACAGAATTATATCAAGACAATAGGTCAATTCAAAATAGCGTTTCTGGGCCAATTGATGATGAAACTTTTATAACTTTTCGACCAAATAATTCTTGGAATGCAAAAGCCTGTTATTTTAATTTTACAAGTTTTAATATTTTAAATACTCAGATTGCTACTTTTTATGGAGTGTTTAGCAATCATAATCTTGATTCAACTCAAACACTATTTAAAGTATATAATTCAATTAATAGCAACTATTTTATAATCCAGCAAGACGAAGACGTAGTTTCTTACATTTTAAATTACAATGGAGTAAATGAGACCGTATATACTTCAGAAGCAATTGAAGAGCATCAACTTTTTTCCGTGGGTATTAATATAAGTTCTTTAGTAGATACCTACGGAGGAAACCTTGCTACATTTTTTGGAAATAGAAACTCCTTAAAGTTATATGTTGGTGGAGATGGTTCTTTGTCTGGAACATTTTTAGGAAGAGTATATTCTGTTGGTTTTTCAACACTAAAAAATTCATTATTAATATCTGATTATTTTAATAGCGACGGTATTGCAACATTTGACGACCTATCAATTAGCGGAGTAGCAGAAGAAGAAAATGCAATTGCTTTGGTTGAACATTTAGCAAGTTATACCCTTTTGCCATTAGAGTCTTACGGGTCCTACTTTTTAGATATTGGTGTTTCTGGATCCTGGCAAGACTATCTTCCCCTATCTTATTTTGGTCAATACGTAACTAACGATGTTGGCAGTCAGTTTTATGATTTAGACTTTTTACAGTTTAACCTTAGTGCTCCATCCCCCACAATCTTGTCGGAAGAAGAAACAACTTTTTCATGGACCTATGGAGATTTATATCAAAGTTATTTCCAGCCAGTGCAAAGAACATACTATGATTTTGATAATCAGTTATTGACTGGTTGGAATAACTATGAAGATGTAGAGCAAAGGGCTGTCAAAACATACACTTATGACACCACCAACTCTGTAATTAAAAGTTATGTAACTTTGCAATATGTGCAAGATGGAGCAAATCTACTTGATAGTAACTTTACAACAATTGAGCCAGTCTACCGTGATTCAATTATAGACATTGATGAGTATCCAAATTGGGAGACTACAAAGTTTGAAGTTGTTAATAATGCACTTATCTATCCAACAAAGACTATAGATTTTAATGAGTTGGCAATTGTTTATCATTTAGAATTTAATGTTCGTGGAATATTGAATAAGCCAGTTTTATTAAGCAAGTTAGAGATTGCCTCTCAAGCGTTTAATGATAATTCATTTAATCCTGTTGGCACTAGGTTTGGTATTGATTTATTTCCATATAAGCGTTCAGGAATTTACTTTGACTATAAGTCTAAAAATCCATTTACAATTTATAAGGGAAGTACCCCATACCTATATTTAACAAAAGATTCTGGAATTCAAGTACGTGGAGAAGTCCTATCTTTAGAAAGCCGTGGAATTTCTTTACCTATAAATCAAACCCTATCCTCAGAATATTCAATAAGTGCTATTCAAATGTGGCTTCGATATTCTGAAACAGAGTTTCCTCCAGTTCCTACAGAACTATTTGAGATTATTTATAAAGAAGATACAATAAAATTTTATATAGTAGCAGACAGCGACACTGGCTTAAGGGCAAGAGTTTTTGCAAAAAGCCTTTTAAATAATCAAGTAATTGATGAAATAGTTTATTATTGGAACGGCTCTGTGGTTAGAGAACCAGTTTTAACATCTAAAGAGTGGGGAGTTTTAGGTGTATCTTTTGCCTCTGCCCTTAATTTTGACGAATTCTTGGGATCAATAAATATTAATGGTCCAGTATTATTTAATAATGTTTCCTACTACCAGGCAAACAATTTACAGCAAGTTCAAAAAACAATAACAAGATCTTGGATAAAGGCTAAGACGAACGGTGTAACAAACTTTAATTGGGACTACTACCTTAATAATGATTTTACATGGAGAAAGGTATTAGTAATAGGATCAACAGACTTATACGGTGTAAATCCATCAGAAGTATATAAAACTTATCTTGGAACAAACAAAATCATATTTGACGACAACAAGGGTTTAAGCCTAGACTCAGATAAAATGAAGATACATCAAGATATTAATTGGTCAACAAGTACCGCCTCAGCACTGTAATATGGTATACTGATGGTTATGGATAATGAAATTCTTAAAAAAGTTGGCAATGTACGGCGCAAAGTAATAGAAAAAGATTATAACTGGGGCCTGTATGTGTACAAAAAATCTAGCGGTGCCTGGTTTACTGACGGCAATGGAAGCATATTAAACATTCCAGCAGAGCGTGGAGACATATCTAAAATTTCAGAATTAAAAAAAGTTGCAATGCATTACGGTGATGATGGAGAAGGCAAGGCAGTTTTTGTGCCTGGATTAACAAGAATTAGCGAGGAAGAACATTCTGAACAATTAGACAGAATGAAAAGTGGTTTAATTCCTTCCATGAATGATCATGGTGCTTGGGTAGCAGCACGACAAACCTATGATAAGTATGGTAATGATGAGTGAAGAATACGTAAGAGTTGGTTTAAATACCCAACCAGAACAAGAAAACGCTTTTACACAACAAGATCCATTTAATAAGTCTTGGGATCAACTTAAAGATTTTGGTGGACTAGATCAAAACTTCCGCAGAAAAACTGCAAGGAATGTAACAAAAGCAATGACTTTTGCAACAAATGAATACCTTGATTCTGCTAATGCAACACCATCTGGTGTAGATGCTGGATCAAAAGCAATTAATCCTGGCACGGTATACAGAAATGGATATGGACTATTTGACGTAATTACTCCTCCATACAACATGTATGAGTTAGCCAACTTCTATGACACATCATTTGCTAACCATGCTGCTATTGACGCTAAAGTAGAAAATGTGGTTGGTCTTGGCTACCGTTTTGATATTGCAGATAGAACAATGCTAAGGTTTGAAATGAACGAGGATCAAGCAGCAGTTGATCGTGCTCGTAATCGTATTGAAAGAATGAAACTTGAATTAAAAGACTGGTTAGAAAACCTTAACGATGATGATTCTTTTACAAAGACAATGGAAAAGTTTTACACAGATGTTCAGGCTACTGGCAATGGGTTTCTTGAAGTAGGTAGAACTGTTACTGGAGAGATTGGCTATCTTGGTCACATCCCAGCAACTACAGTTCGTGTGCGTAGATTGCATGATGGCTTTGTCCAGATTATTGGTAATTCTGTAGTTTACTTTAGAAATTTTGGGGCAAAAAATAAAAACCCAATGACTGCAGATCCACGCCCAAATGAGATTATTCATTACAAAGAATACTCTCCATTAAATACATTTTATGGTATTCCAGATATTGTAGCAGCCATGCCTTCGCTAATTGGAGATCAACTTGCTTCACAATACAACATTGATTACTTTGAAAATAAGGCTGTTCCAAGATATATCGTAACTTTAAAAGGTGCCAAATTGTCATCTGATGGTGAAGACAAAATGTTTAGATTTTTGCAGACTGGACTTAAGTCTCAGTCACACAGAACCCTTTACATTCCGCTTCCTGGAGATACAGAAAACAATAAGGTTGAGTTTAAAATGGAGCCAATTGAAAACGGTATCCAGGATGGCTCATTTAAAGAGTACCGTAAACAAAATAGAGATGATATTCTTATTGCTCATCAGGTGCCTATTTCTAAACTTGGTGGCGCAGATTCAGGTATTGCTGCTGCCCTTTCACAAGATCGTACTTTTAAAGAACAGGTATCTCGTCCAGCACAAAAACATCTTGAAAAGGTTGTTAACAAAATTATTAGAGAAAAGACTGACATTCTAGAACTTAAGTTTAATGAGTTAACCTTGACGGATGAAATTGCTCAATCTCAAATTATTGAGCGGTATGTAAAGACACAGGTTATGACTCCAAACGAGGCTCGTGAAAAGTTAGATCTTCCACAAAGAGCCGATGGCGATGAGCCATTTGTAATGTCTCCACGACAAGCAACTGACTCAAGGGCAAACCTGGCAGGCAATCGTCAAAGAGATGCAGAACGAACAAACAACAACTCTGACTCTACAACAACCATTGCTGGTCGTAATGCACAGGGTGAGGGTAGATCATCTCAATAAATGAGATAGTCGTAAAATAGTTTGGTATAATGGATAACGATATGTTAATAAATAAAGCACATTGGGAAACTGATGGCGACAGTGTTCGTCTATCAATGCCTATTGGCAAGGTAGATGTAGAGCGCCGAATAGTATCTGGCTTTGCAACTCTTGATAATGTTGATAAGCAAGGCGACATCGTAACAACCGAATCTAGCGTTGAAGCATTTAAAAATTTCAGGGGCAACTTAAGAGAAATGCACCAACCATCTGCAGTAGGAAAGATAGTGTCATTTAAAGAAGATCGCTACTTTGATCCATCAGTAAAAAAGTTTTATAGCGGAGTTTATGTATCTGCTTATGTTTCAAAAGGTGCACAAGATGCATGGGAAAAAGTATTAGATGGAACCTATAAAGGTTTTTCAATTGGCGGTAACATTAAAAATTGGGATGATGCATATAACGATGATTTAAAGAAAAGTATTAGAATTATTAAAGAATATGATCTATATGAGTTGTCATTGGTTGATAATCCAGCAAACCAGTTTGCAAACATTGTTTCCATTGAAAAAGTTAATGGTCAAAATGTAATTGGTGGATATCTTTCAAAGGCAGAAATTGAAAATGTATTTTGGGATTCTGAAGCAGGTATTGTAATGGTTTCAGAGTCTGATAGCGAAACAAGCCCTACATCTGGTAAGCCAATGCAAAACATTGGTTTTATTGAAAAAGGTGATAAAAATAACACAGAAACAATAAAGTTCTTAGTTGATAGTGCTAAAGGCATTAGTACAATTAAGATTACAAAGGAGGTTAGTCCTATGACTGAAGCAACAGATGCAGTAGTTAAAACTGCAGTTGAAGAAGTACAGGTCGCTCCAGAGGCACAGCCAGCAGAGGTTGTTGCAGAAGCAACTCAAGAAGTAGTTGCAGAAGCAGAAAAGATTGTTGCAGAAGCAACAGACATCCCTGCAGTCAATGAAGTAGCACCAGCAGTTGAAGAACTTGCTATTGCTAAATCAGAAGACGGTAGTGCAGATTCTTCCGTTGAAAAAACAGAAGAGGGAGAGGTAGCAGCAGTAGAAACTGTTGTTGAAAAATCTAACGAAGCAATTGTTGAGGCAGTTGCAGAAATTAAGAACTCTCTTACAAATGCCTTTGGCGATTTAGCAACAACCGTTAAGTCTCTTCATGAGCAGGTAGTTGCATTAAGCAAGTCTCTTGACAATGTATCAGGTGAGGTTAAAACCGTATCTGCAGAAGTAAACAATGTTAAGGGAGTTTTTAATGAGTTTGGTAAGCGTGTAGATCTTGTAGAGCAAGACACCGCTTTCCGCAAGTCTGGCGATCTAGGCGAGATCGTGCAGTTTGAACCCTCAAAAGTTCAGAAATCCCTATGGGGCGGTCGTTTCCTCACATCAACCGACCTATTTAAATAAGCA